ACTGCCAACCGCATCCGCGATATCCTCGAATGGGTCGTCCCCAGACTCCAGTGACCGCTCGATGGCCGCTGCGATATCATCCCGTGTGGTGCTACTGATGCCTTTCGCGAGGTCTGCGGCGTGTTCCTTTGCCCACTTGATCGCCTCTGGACTCTTGATGTCGAAGCGCATGGTGATGGGCCCAATCTTCTTGACCAGCGGGTCCGCTGCCGTCCGGAAGGACGCATGACGCAACGTCTTGGTCAATTCCGCCGCGCCAGCCGTCCCACCGGCACCCACTGCCTTCAACAGTTCCGAGGGTAACACGTCCAAGAGGGCTTTGCGAACGGCAGTGGCGCCCGCGTCCGGAGCCGTCTTGACTGACTTGCCCTTCACCGCCTTGCGCCCTTTGTTGAACGCATACTGGACTGCGACCAGGAAGGGCTTATACCGGGAGTCTGCGGCCTTGTGGACGGGGCGATTGTCCCGGGTGGTAACCGCGAGGGTGCGGAGATACGCCACCACGAGTCGCGCCGCACGATCCGAGGGCAATGGGAAGTCGAGCATCACACGTCGTTCTGGGAACGAAGGTCCAATGGGTGCTTGGTGCCGAGAATCCGGTCAATGACTTCGACGTTGTTCGACTCGATGGCGGCAGTCAGGGCTTGGAGAAGGGCCACATCCTCCGCCGTCTCTGCGGTGCGATACTTGGTGTGCGCCCGAATCGAGTCCAGATGTTCCTTGACCGTCTTGCCCGACTTGTAGCCAGAGTGCTTGTCCACATACGGTCGGTTCTCGTTGAGTTTCCCGAGGTGGTCCAGCATCTCCTTCTTGTTGAACGCGGCACCGCCTGCCGAGCTATTCTCCAGTCCCACCGTCTCCCAGCCCTTGATGGAACTCGATGCATCACGGTAGATGGCGTATTGCCGGCCATCCGGGAACGTCACGTGATGCTCGCCAGGCTCATCCGGAGACTTCTTCACGATGGCGTCCGAGCCGGAGTATTGATTGCCGTGGAACTCGTGGCCCGCCACGTCTCCCGCCGCTTTCAACAAGACGGGCGCAGCATCCAGAGGTGGTGTGTTATCCTGGGCAGGCTCAGTCGTGGCGGTGATCTTCTCCGGAGCCGCAATCGGGACCTTCTGGTCGGGCGTCAACGGCTCCATCCCATACCAGTGCTCACGAATTTCATCATCAGTGAAGACGACGGTGCCCTGGGTCTTGTTCGCGGTGGCCCACTTGTTCGCGCCGTCTGCCTTCTCCGTCTCGGTCATCGCCTCGATGTTGGGCCACTCAATCTGCCAGATGTTCCCCTTCTTGACGGCTGGGAGGTAGTTGTAGTCAATCAGGCGCTGGATGAACGGCTTGACGATGTACGGACCCGCCTCACGGGTCTGTCGCCCACGCACCTGGTCGCGCCAGTTCTCGCGGTCCTGGGATGAGGCGAGTTCGCCCATCTCGCTACCGGTCAGAATGCGCTTGGGAATGCCCGTGGCGCCCGCGATCTGGGTCAGGATGGCGTCCGCTGGGTTGGAGAAGTTCGCGACATCCGAGCCCATGGACTGCAATTCCGCCTTGCGCATGACCATGAAGCGGCGCATCTGGTTCGCATACTCTTCGACCTTCTGTTCCAGTTCGGTCTTCTCCTCTGGACTCAGTTTCGCATCCGCATCGACCTTCAACGCGGTGCCCTGGTTTGCGCGAAGCCAGAACGCCTCGGCACCGCCACCCGTGACCTTGTCCAGATCGTCCAAGAGATTCCACACGCGTTCGAGGGTGGGAGAGCCGTACACGTTGTCGTCCAGCGTCTGGTGCGCGACGTGGAGGACACGCGACCAGTGGACCGTCCGCGCCAGCGTGATGTCGGTCGTATACGTGCGACGGATCTGGTAGGTCGCTGGCTGGCCAAACCGAGGGTCCTTTGGGTCCTCGATGTACGTGTCCACACGTGCATCCGCGTCATCCGCTACCGTCTTGTGGCGATATGAGGTGTTGACTTGCCCGCCACCGCCCGAGAAGGGCTGGAGGAAGATGACATTGTCCGGCGTGCCATTCCCCTTGGGCAGCGGCTGGTCCAGTGCGCCGTCACCCACGCCGATCAGAAGGACCGAGAAGGTGCTCAGTCCCGCCAGGATATCGGTCTTGTGGAACTTCGCGGCCAGACTCAGCCGGTCATCGAGAGTCTTGATGGCGAGTTCAAACGGCGTTTCCACGTCTGGGTTCTCGTCTTCGTAAATCTCGAACCCCTCACGCCATGTCGCCTTCGGCATCGCATCGACGATACGCCCAGCGATGCCACCGCGATTGTAGCGTGCGCGGATACGAGACGTGGTGAGCGTCTCGTCGTATCCCAGCACCGCGTACATGTTGCGGAGGTCGCCAAACGAGAGTCCAGCCTGACGTGCGAACCGCAGCCGCTCAACCAGCAATGAGGAGAGTGCACGCAGCACAACCTCCTGATCGTGTGGGCTGCCGAGGGCTTCAGTGGCCGCACGGAGTTCGTCTGGTATACCCAGCGTGATTCCGTTGATGTCAGGCATTGGACTCTCGTTCAGTTACTCAGTGTCAGTGTCGCGCTCAGTGTTTCGGCTGCGCTCCACCGCCGCTGCCCGGAGGTAGCGTTTGGTCTGGTTTCGGGGCTGTGCCTTCCTCTTCGCCTTCGCCGTTCTCGCCCTCGCCCTCTTCGCCATCGGTGTCTCCTGGGAGTGTGTGGTCCGGATGGGCACCGGGCCGCTGGCTGGGACCGCGCCCAGGCAATCCCTGGTCGGGCTTCGGTCCACCCGGCTTCGGCGGATTGAATCCACTGCCCGGCTTGGGTAGTCCCTGGTCAGGCTTCGGTTTGTCTGCGCTCATTGAGTCTCCTTTTGGATTGGGAGTAAACGGCCATCCACTCACGATACGAACCACCCATCATCAGGCGCACGCATCTTCTCGACCGCATACCGCAGCGAGTCGATGACGTGGTTCTTCTTATCTTCCAGGATGGGCGACACCACGTCGGTCTTCGGGTCCTTCTTGTAGCTGTAGTTCCGGAGTTCGTCAATCGTATGGGTACAACGCGGGTGGACCTTGATGTCGAAGCCCTGGAGGAAGATGACGCCTTCCTTGACGCTGTCTTTCCCCTTCTTCGCGGCTACCATCCGAGGGTAGCCATTGCGCGTCATGTAACTGATGGTCTCCGGCCTGGCGCTGTCCGCAATCGTCTCCCACTCGCGTGCGCGTGGGACGGCATCGAACAACGCCGGCAGGTTATCGATCTCGCACCCAATCTGATACGCCTCGCGATCCACGTGGAGCGTTCGGCCACGCAGGAAACATCGCACCAGGACCGAGGGATCGATGGAGTAGCCCCAGTCGGCACCCTGGTAGAACGTCACATCGTCAGGCGTCTCGAACGGCTCAATCGTCCAGTTCTTGAACACACGGGCTTCGCTATGCTTCTCATAGCCACCTTCCCAGATGTGGTCATACTTGTCGATGTCCCGTGATCGGTCCCACTCCATCTCACCGCGCAGCACGTCGGGGAAATGGGGGTTGTCGCGATACGTGGAGCGAATGACGATGGCGTTGGGCGTGGGTGTGGCGCCTCGAAGTAACTGTTCCACCGGGTCCGAGGGCTGGTCAGGGTTCCACGAGAACCAGAGCTCACTACCCTCGACACGAATGGTGGGGCGCAAGAGGTCCAAGCTGGTCTCGCTGGCCGTCTGGGCTTCCTCGAACCAGGCCACATCATAGCCTTCCAGCGACTTGATGGACACCGCCGTCTGGTTGTTCATGCCCTGGAAGATGATGATTCCATCGAATGGTGTCTCGATGTGGGTGTTGAGCACCCTGAACTTTCGTTCCAGCTTGTACAACTTGATCTTGTCCTCCAACAGTCGTTTGACCGACTGCTCGAGGGAGACTTGATACTCACGAACGCAGACGGCGCGTGTGGACTTCTGGAGGCACCGATGAATGAGCAACTCAGCAAACGTATGACTCTTGGCGCTGCCACGTCCGCCATACAGACCCTTGTACCTTGAGGGCTGGAACATCGGACGGAAGACCGGAGGGATGGACGCCAGGCGCTGTCGTCGTGAGACCTCCTCCTCCATCGCACGCAGTTGCGCAATGACCTGCGCACGGTCTACAACGACCTCAGTGAGTTGTTCCACTATTGGGTCCAAGGACGATGGTACCATTAGTGCGCGTGGCTTCCAAGAACTTGCCCAGTTCCTGGTGCTTCTTCAACAACTCTTCATTCGACAACGATGACAAGTCGTCGGTGTCCTCTTGGACCTTCAACGTGGTCTGTGGACCGTGGCCGGTTCTATCGAGGAGTTTGAACGCCGTGTCTGCGAGCACGCGGTCCGTGGCCGTGGCGAAGACTTCCCGGAGGGCTTCGATAGCCGACTCCTGGAGAGCGAGGAGCGCGCGCTCAATCTGTTCCTTGGCGGCTGGGATGCTCCCACCGTGAAGGACGCAAACCGAGGAGCCTGTGACAGCGGCACGCATGCATGGACTACCACGCTGGGTGATGAACTGACACAGTAACTTTTGCTCGGTGGTGGCCGTGCTCGGGTTGAGCGTTTCGAAGAGGCTACCCATTGGCGAGGTAGACGGTACCTCGACCCGAGGCGGAGCGCAAGCGTGGGCGCCATCCCGATTCCCGAGGGTGTTGACGCCTTACGGATCTGGATCACGAGGGTAATGGAGATCAGTAATGGAATGGGTGCGCGTTTGTT